ACCGCGTGTGTGTTGGCTGCTTATATTGATCAGTCAATCTCTACCAACACATTCTACAATCCAGCGCACTGGCCTGATCGCAAGGTGCCCACCACACTGATTGCTCGCAACCTAATGCAAGCACACTATTGGGGACTCAAAACATTTTACTACAGCCTTATCAATAAGGCAGGTAGCAAGATGGTTAAAGAAGATGCACCTGCGCCCACGCTTGAGATTGATTTTGATCTTGAAGAAGATTGTGAATCGTGTAAACTTTAAAGGAAAAACATGAAAAAATTACTAGTTATTTTAGCAGTGTTGGCTCTGGCAGCCTGCACAAAAACCACAACAGCACCCAGCGCCTCTGCTCCAGCATTTGTGTTGGACTACAGTGCAAATTGCACCTCAGGTGGTGCACCTACCATTAGTGGTAACGCTGTGACATTTGGCGCAGGCACTCAATGCCAAGCAGGCAGAATTGTGTCAACACAAAGCTACACCAACATCACTGAGTTTAGAGCCACCGTGGATCTAAGCAAGCTAACAAACAACTATGTGAATGCCAGCATCTACATGGTATCAAATCCTGCACAACCAACTGTACAACCCATTGGTAGCAACTACTGTGATGCTGGTGGCAATGGCAATCAATGGAACTGTAGAGAAATTGATTTTATGGAAACCAATGGCAACAAACTGTTTCAAACTACCTTGCACTTGGGAGATGGCGGCAGCGCAGCGCCACAACAGTTTGAATACTCATATGCAGGTACAGCACTCAACAACAGTTGCTTCAACAGTGCAAACATGAAAAATGATCCTGCCAAAGGACTGCATGATATCACTGGTATTGACATGAGCAAGCCGTTTGACATGGTTGCAACTTTCACATACGACACACCCAAAATGGTTGTGACCTATCAACAAGGATCTACAAGTGTTGTGGTGTATGATTCATCCACCGGCGGTGCTGAAGGCAGTGGTTCAGTTAACATGGCAGACTTGACTGCTTCCATGAAGAATGGCTACTGGCCTGTGATTTCATTCTGGCAAGGTTACAGCCCTACCGGCCCTGGTAGTGCTCCATGGTGGAATGGCAGTTGCTCATGGGGTGCATTGTGCAACAACACCAGTTCATACTGGAGCATCAGTAACATTCAAGTAACTACATCTGCTTCTACAAAGAAATAAACTGTGTTTGACAGAGTCAATCAAAGCATTCAGGAGACAGATTATCTAACCTGGGAAAGTTGCAACGATCCCAGGTTTGATTTTGATTGTCCGCCGCCACGTCCAGTTGCAAATTTTTTGCCAGACTGGTTTAAAAACATGCGCGGCAACATGCGTGAATATTTTCCTGAAGGCTTTGGGTCGGATCACACCATACGTCATTGTGTGGGCTTTCAGGGGCTAATGAACATTGGATACAGCATGCCATTGCCTGTGGCAGTTGGTGGATGGCAAACGCATTTTGCATCTGGTAATCTACATCCTGAAATGGTACATGGCACACCCTGGGCCGAAAAGCCCGGTGGTCCGTGGAATGATGCTAGTGACACACATAGTGGCAAGGACTGGAGCCCATACAAATATCGAATGAAGTTGCTGTTTTGGCCTTGGCGTGCTCGAATGGCACCTGGTTGGCGCATGATGATAGTCCCAAATCTCTGGGAATGGCACACAGAATGGCAAGCATTCAGTGGTGCACCAAAAGCCAATTATCATGCCAATCCAGAAGGCACCGGACTTGGCAGCTATTCTAAGTGGGATATTCCTTTAGACGATAATTACAATTACTACAATATTGAAACTGTGTTGGCGGTGCATAGAGAGCATGTAATACCAGCAGGTACAGTGACATTTTGGGCTATACCCATATACGAACCATGAACAAAAAAACTTTTAATCGAATTAGTGAATTTGGCGTTACTAAAATAGTAAATGCAGATTTTTTTACAGAAGATTGGATTCCACAAGATGACGATCTCTTTGAGTGCAACAGTAATGATATAACTGTGTACAACCACAAAGAATTTGAAGGTGGTGCTATGGGATGGAGCACAGAAATGATGGACTTTATCTATTCCATGCACGGCAATCGCAAGTTTACAAACTGTATGGAATGGTGTTCAGGAATAGGGCTTCAGGGATTTAATTTATTAACACACGGATTTTGTGAGAATCTCTGGCTTGGCGACATTTACAAACCAGCACTGCGAGTGGCACAAAAAACCATAGACAAACTGCCACCTAAATATCAGGGTCGTGTGGATACTATCCACATGAAAGGCGCACAAGACATTCCAGATGATCTAAAATTTGACTTGATTATTGGCAGTCCTATACACTGGGATAACAATGACCATCCCATGATTAACAGTATCTTGTTTTGTGATCGACGCAGTGGCGATCCGGACTGGTTGGTACACAAAGAGTTCTTCAACAACATCAAGAAAAATTTAGCCAAAGATGGCGTCATTATCTTACAAGAACAGATTTTTGCCAGTGGTCCAAAGACCTTTGAAAAGTTTATTACAGATGGCGGATTAAAAATTCAAGATGCGTATTGGGAGCCTGAAAATTGTGCCAACAACATGCACTTGTATTATTTAGAGGTTGTTCACGCATGAACAGCATTGAAAAAGTTTGGGCGCGGGCAACCGGGCATCTAATGGGGCACACAGATGACGACCGTCCAGATGTTCCCATTTTAACCTTGAGAGAAGCTCGATTGGCCTTGTTCTTCAAGACCTTTTGGGTTATAATACATGTTGTGACCTGCGGGTTCATCATAGCAAATACAATAAGGCACTGGTAATATGAGTCAAGCACAATACAATCTTTCTACCAAAACAGATTACTTACATCGCAAGATGTTTTTGGATCCTGCTGGTCCTGTGACCATTCAACGATTTGAAGAAGTCAAATATAACAAACTGGCCAAGTATGAGCAAGAGGCCCGGGGGTTCTTTTGGGTGCCAGAAGAAATCTCATTAAGCAAGGATGCCAATGACTTTAAAGAAGCGTCAGACACAGTCAAACATATCTTTACCGCAAACCTGTTGCGTCAAACCGCACTGGACAGCTTGCAAGGCCGTGGGCCAGCACAAGTTTTTACTCCTGTGGTAAGCATTCCTGAACTGGAAGCACTAATGTATAACTGGAGTTTCTTTGAAACCAATATTCACAGCCGCAGTTACAGCCATATCATTCGCAACATCTACAACGTGCCCAAGGATGTGTTCAGCACCATTCACGACACCAAAGAGATTGTGGACATGGCTTCAAGTGTGGGTAGGTATTATGACCACTTGCATATGGTCAACTGTGAAAAAGAATTGGAAGTTCCTGTCAAGGATCACGCACATGTCAAAGCCATTTGGATGGCACTCAATGCCAGTTACGCACTAGAAGCATTCCGCTTTATGGTGAGCTTTGCTACTAGTTTAGCAATGGTTGAGAACAAGATCTTTATTGGCAATGGCAATATCATTCAGTTAATTTTACAAGATGAAATTCTGCACAAGGAATGGACTGCCTGGATGATCAATCAAGTGGTTAAAGAAGACCCTCGTTTTGCTCAGGCCAAAGCAGAGTGCGAGGCCGAAGTGTATCAGTTGTACTTGGATGTTATCCGTGAAGAAAAAGAGTGGGCAGACTACCTGTTCAACAAGGGTCCAGTGATTGGTCTCAACGCACAGATCCTAAAAGACTTTGTGGACTACACAGCAGCCAATGCGCTGAAAGAAATTGGCATCAAGTATCAAGAGCCGGCACCACGCTCTACACCCATTCCATGGTTCAACAAGCATGTGGACACCAGCAAGAAACAAACGGCCCTGCAGGAAAACGAATCAACCAACTATGTTATTGGTGTGATGAGTGATGCTATTGACTATGAGGAACTGCCCAACCTATGATTAACGACGAATGGTTCCAACCGGGTGGGTTCGAAACCTACAAACATCCAACACCTATCAACTACGAAACTGCTACAGACAACGGCACAGTAGAAACTCTTGAAGGCCCAGTGAACTACACAGTGGGTCATAAGATTATTACTGGTCCTAAAGGCGAGCGATATCCTGTGAGTCCTATCAAGTTTGCAGCCTACTATGATGATAACGGCAATGGAACTGCTACACCTAAAAAGATTATGAAGGTAGCAAAACTTGCTGACCATGACGGTGTTGTCCAAGCAAGTTGGGGCAACTTAGAATACACTAGAGGTAATGACTACATTGTTCGACATGGTCTAGGTGACTACGGTGTTGTCAAAACAGATATCTTTGCCAAAACTTACGACAAATCAAAAGAAGGAAAATAAAATGAAAGCAATTGTATGGTCGAAAGATCAGTGCCCTCACTGCGACCAAGCCAAGGCGCTACTGAAATCACGAAACATTGAATTTGAAGAACGCAATATCCAGCATGGCTGGACTCGAGAACAACTACTAGAAGCAGTACCAACTGCTCGCTCAGTACCACAGATCTTTTTAAATGATGAATTTGTGGGCGGGTTCACTGAACTCAGAACAAAACTAACAGAAAGCAAATAATGGAAATTGGAAAAGTTTACACATTCAAAATGAACTCTGGCGAGGAAATGATTGCCAAAGTTATGGAAACTGGCGAAGGCTATGCCCTGTTACAGGACCCTGTAAGTGTGGCTCCTGGCCCACAAGGCATGGGATTAGTGCCGTCAATGTTTACCGCAGATCCTGACAAAAATCCCCGGCTAAATATGAATTGTGTTGCTATCTCTGCATTGACAGATGAAAATGTGCGTATGAAGTACATTGAAGCAACTACAGGCATCAAGGTGCCAGAAAAGAAAATCTTAGTAGGATAACATGCCAGGAATACAACGAGTGGGCGATGCAAACGGAGCAGGCGGTGTAATTACATCGGGTATTGACTCTGTACGCATAAACGGAAGACCGATTGCTACAACCGGCAAAGGTGTCAGCGCCCACCCATGTTGTGGACGAAGAGGATGTCCTGGCATACATTGTGGACCAACCACCGCAGGTGGATCAGGCACAGTTCGCGCTAGTGGAATAGCAGTAAGCCTAACTGGTGATGCAGACACCTGTGGTCATGCACGATCTGGCGGCAGCGGCGATGTTAGGGCAGGATAATGGCAGGTATATTAACGCCATTGCAACTGACAGCGGCTGCTGGACTATTGGCCAACACAGGACTAAAGCCGTTTCCACCTGCATTGATATCAGCAATTGTGACATTTAATGCCACTACAGTTATCACTAATTTTATTGCCGCAGTTAATTTTTATAAAGCACAGTCTTTTGCCACACAAAGCACATTGGAAAGATTATTAAGCATTGGAAGTGCAGTGTGTCCTGCATTGGGTAACAGCATACCTACCAGTCCTGTGGGAACTTATCCGTATTTGAGCACAGAATATCTAACCACCCCTTTCAACGCTACAGATGGATCTACGTTGGACCCATCAGGATTTAGCAATCTGATTGAACAAACTTGTGCAGCCTACCTTGGTAACGGAGATGTTGGCCGTTTCGCACAAGGCTTTCTGGCAGTGCAAGGTTACATCAACTCAACCAATCAGTTTATTAATTCTGCTGTAAATGCACAAACTTATCTTGGTCCTACATTTACCAACATGAATGCGTTGACCACAAACAGCGTCAGTGACGTAAATCCAGACTTTGGCAATTTTGCCACTGATTTAGCCAACCAAGGCAACTTAACCAATTTGAATGATATTAAGTTGTATGGTACACCTGCCGGCCTGTTGCGTCAGATTGCCGCAGAAGGCAACATGGTGGGTGGAGTGTTTGCACCTGTACAGACTCCATTGTTGGCAGCAGGATTGTCGGCCAAAGAAATACAAACTTTGTTAGCAGGCCCTGGCACAGTTACAGACAATGAATACTTGCGATTACAACAATTGGCCTATCAAGGTATGGCCAATGTCACTGGCACTGATTTACAACAGGTGTTGAGCATATTGGAAGTTACCACTCCAAACATCAGTAACATGACTGACCTGTTGGATCAAACCAAAATATTTCCCAACAGTTACACCACGCTGTTGACACCCACACCCCAAGGGCCTGTACCAGTGTATGGCACAGATGGTAGCGTGAACATGAACTTGGCTGACAATGTGTCTGTGTATCTAGCATCGCCCAATGGATGTGAAGATTTGGGCAAAGTGATTCCACCTGCACAAGCAGTGGCCAATAAAGCCGTGCAAGTGGCATTTGAACA